CGCCAGCGTCCGGTTGCCCGTGGCGCCGGGGTACGACTTGTGGAAGTCGTCGATGTCGGTGTAGCCGACCGACGACAGCTTGCGGCTTCCGAACTTCGGCTCGATGCGCAGGCGCCACTGCCATTCATCGTCCTTGCTCGACTTCTTCTTGCTGCCGTGGCGCTTCCAGTACTCATCCCACAGGTCTTTAACGGTTGGCTCGGCGCGGGCCTCTGTGCGAGCCTGGGACGGGTCGCCGCCGGCGCCGATTACCTGCCACATCTCCTGCGCCATCTTCCGCGCCTGCGCCAGCGTAATCGATCCGTAGTCGCCGATCTTCGGTTTGCGCTCGACGCCGGCCTTCGTGCGGAAGTACAGGTAGAAGGACTTGCGGTTCGGGAAGCACCGCAGCTGCAAGCCGCGGATGCTGCCGTCGCGCAACACGTCGCCGGGCTGCGCGGCCTTGATGTTCTTCTCGTTCAAGTCCGCCGCTGGTCGCACACTGGTCGCAACTGTGACTGAGTTCACGTTTTCCCCACGGAAGTTAAGTTATTGATTTCGCAGGGTAGTATACCATAATGTGTTTCGAATTTCGAAATAACACGGGACTTTTAATCCGTTGGTCACTGGTTCGAATCCAGTACGGCCTACCAAGAAAAACCTAATAAAAACAAGGACTTGCAAGTAGTAATAAGCTGCTTAAAAGGTCCGTCAAAACTGCACTGGTCGCACACTGGTCGCAGGGCAGTCAAAAATAAACCCCGCCTTTGAGCGGGGTTTCTTGTATCGTGAGACAGCATTTCACACTTCGAAAACCTTCCCGCGGAAGAACACCTTTCCTTCCTCGAGCACTTGGCACAGCTCGGGCGGCATCAGCACGCCGTCTTCCATCGTGCCTACGGCGAAGCCGCTGCGCCAGTTGACCGGGTTGTCCTCAACGTAGGTGAACTGCGGCCCGTCCGGATCCGCCAGGGTGCCCGTGTCGACGCCGTAGCGCGTGCCGTTGTAGTCGCTCCACGGCGTCACCTTCAGGCTGTGCAGATGGCCGGTGAAGATCGATACGCCCGACTTGACGGTGTTGTTGTAGACCGCATGGACGCCGTTGGCCCAGCGGTGTTTTATCATCACGTTGTTGTTCAGCATCAGCGAGATGCACATCCGCCACTCGGGGAAATGATCTTGCAGGCTCATGCCGGGCACGCCTTCGTACTGCGGCACTTCGTTCGCCAGCCGCGTGTCGAAGTTCGCGTCATGGTTACCGCGCGTCCAGATGAACTGATCGCAGTGGCCGCGCGACGCCTTCTTGATATCGGCCAGGCGTGTGGCCACTTCCTCGAGCTCTTGTTTGACGGTCGGGCCGTTCTGCCAACAGATGCGATCGTGCCGGTTGTTTGTGGCCGAGTCGAGCAAGTCACCGTTGGCGACGATCAGCCGCGGTTTGATCTGCGGGATAAGCTTCACTAGCGCGCGGTGGGCTGTCGTGACATAGCCGGGCCAATAGTGCGCGTCACTGAATACCACGAAAGCGCCGTCCGGGAAGTCGATCTGCGCGCGGATCTTGTTCTCTGGCACAGCCACTTTGTACGGGCTGCGCGAATCCGCACATGTGAGCACGATCCCGTAGCGCCGTTGAAGCGCGGCGCGGCGCGTTTGTACTGGTCGCGTGCCAATCCCCAACACTTTGGCTACCCGCGTGGCGGACCCGTGTCGCTGCCACAGTGCGATGAATTCTTCGTCGGTGCATTTGGGCGCGGCCATGTAGCGGTCCTTATTTGGTCTGTGCAGTGTTCGATCGAAGACACTGTTGTTCGAAGGCTTCGAGCTCACGCAGGGGATAAAGCACCTTGCGTCCGAACTTGATGTACTTGGGCCCGCCACCTTGCACGCGCCAGTTGGCGAGTGTGCCGATGGACAGGCGCAGCCGCTCGGCGGCTTCTTTGGGCAGGAGGTTCATTTCCGTATTCTCGCTCATTTGTTTCGATTTTAGAAACACTCTTCCCACGCGAAATAGCCGCCTATGTAGCGCTCCCAATCCTGGCGAAGTACATCGATGCCGGGACTTGAGTACGCTCGTGTGGTGTCGCTCGGGTTGTCGGGGTCTTTGCGCTTAGTCTTCAGGCTCGGCGCGATCTGCTTCAGCACACGGCCGAATCCGCGTTCTTCCGGTAGGCGACTGCGGATCTGCCGTCGCTTCGCCCATCGCTCGAACGCCTCACGCAGCCGGTTGGTCGGCACATCGGTCGGCCATTGGCCGCTAAAGTCGCCGCCCACCAGCTCGCCGTGGATCAGGCAATCCAGCCACCACTGCTGCACCGGCTCGAGCGATGCGTGCTTCTGGTCGATCAATCCCTGCGTGGCTGGCGCTGCGTTCACGTCGATACCCGTCAGGTCAAAGTCGAGCAGGTGGCGCAGCAGATGCGCGTTGCCGCCCTCGTCGTCCAAGCCCACGCGCATCTCGTGGAAGTAGCTGCGGTCCTGCATCTTTCCTTCGCCCATCGTGAAGACGGCGTAGCGGCGCTCGTCGTGCGTCGCCGGCACCAGCCATTCCTCGTTGCCGATAATGATGACGCGCGTCAGGTTGGCGACCTTGTACGATTCCTTGCCCTTGTGCTCGATGTTGTGCTCGGCGCCCGTCACGAGATCTTTGAGAATGCCTTCGCTCTCCTTATCGCCCGACCAGAACGCCTCGTCGAGCGCCAGAGCCAGGCAGTTCTCGAAGTGGCCGTTGAAGTTAGACACCAGATACCGGCGCTTGCTCGTGAGCAGGAACGAGCCGCCGAGCAACTTGCCGATCCGCTCGACGAGCGCGTTCTTGCCGGTGCCCTTCTTGCCCTTGAACACCAGGGCCGTCAGCGGCTTCTCCCACGGGCGCTGCACCATGTGCGCGAAGTAGCCGATCAGCCACCGGTACAGCTTCTTGTCACCGTTGCAGACATTGTTAAGCGCGTGCTCGAGGAAGCGCGTAACCATCGGGTGCTCGCCCGTGGCCGCCGGCTCGACGCTGAAGCCGCGCCACAGGTTGTACCAGCGCGTGTCAACTTCTCGGCCCGGAGCGAACACGAAGCCGTCGTACGTGCGACGCTCGGGCCACTCGATCCACGCCTTCGTGAGCGACTGAAACTTCTCGCCGATCTGGATTTTCTTGGCGGCGAACTTGGTATGGAACGTCGTCATGTCGACGTGCATCAGCGTCGGCTTGCCGGTAGGGTCCGTTGTCTCCCACAGGATGTGGCCCCCGCCACCCATCACGAAGGCATACTCCGCGTTCAGCTTCTCGAATGGATGCACGGCGACGTTCGTATCCTCTGGCTGTTCAACTTTGCTGAACACCGCTTCTGGCGCGTCGATGCCGGGCGGCTCCTGGCCGTACTTGAATGCGTGCGCGACTTTGGCCGCCAGCTTCTCGGGCGCCCATCCGCAGCCATGGTGCCAGTGCTCGGACAGCATCAGGTCAAGCGTCTGCGCTTCGGTGCATCCAACGTCCTTCAACGCGGCCGCCACTTTGTACGCTGTCTGGTCGCCGCCCTGTCCCTTGATCGACTGTGGCGCCGTCCTCAGATAGTCAATGCCGCGGCGTTCCGCGCGCTGCGCATCTACACCCGCGACAGGAACAGCGCGATCAACGCTGCGATCAGCCACACTCCTACCGAGCTGATTAACCAGCCACGCAGGCGCTGGCGCCAGGGGGGCATCGTGCAGTTCGTAGGCTCGCCCGTCGATGACGGAGCCGGCGCCGAGAATGTAACCTCCCCTTGATCGGATATCCAAACCGGGCCCGAGTACGTCGACGCCTTGTTTGCAGGGCGCAGCCGCAACATAGAGGATGTGTCGTCCGCCTGATGGGGTCGATTGCTCGAGGGTGCGCGGCAGCTCGTGCCCTTCGAGTTCAAGTCTGAAAAGTTCGGCATTTCCGTCTTTCCCGTTTTTCTGATCCACGTCGACAACCACAAGCGCTTGGCCGTCCCCAAACTTCTCTGTGGCGATGCCGATGTTGCGATCCGGCCCGTTCGTCCACCACGCTGTAATGCGTTTTGGGTCGCGCGTCGCACGCTCGGGCCACTCGTCAATCAACGGCTTCTTCGAATTCTCGATACACGGGAACACGAAGAACCCTCTCGCAGCCAGGGAAAGGGCATGTTCGAGTGGTGTCATTCGCCGATCTCGATGTTCTTGGGCGCGAACTCCTGGCGCTTCTCCCAGTCGGTCAGACAGTCCTTATCGCACCAGCGCAAGCCGATCGCCACCGGCTCGTCGCAGTTCAGGCACAAGCCGTTGGCTTGCGGGCCGCCTGCCCTGCGTTGAGAGAGCGCGGCGCGCAAGTAGGTTTCGTTCAGCTCTTCAGCCTTGTCTATCTCGTCAGCCATGTTTGTCTCACTTGCGATAGCGTTTCGCGCGCCAGCCCTCGGCGCTCACGGGTAAGCCGGCCGCCCACGCGGGCGTCTCCGACATCAGCTTCTCGACGCGCTCCAGGGTGTCATTGTCGCACGTTGTTTCGATTTCCATAACCGCCTCGTCATGAATATGCATGACGATGTCGTACCCGGCTGCGTCCAGACGTAGCAGCGCATCGGCCAGCAGATCGCGCGCGACAGCCTGCGTCACGTTCTCCGAGAGCGAGCCGCCGTAGGTGCTCGTCTCTTCCCACTTGTTCGTGGTGCCGTTGACCGCCATGAAGTGCACGGCTTCCTTCATCTCGCCCCACGGCGTTTCGCGCTCGGCGATCTTCGGGTATGGGTAGCAGAGCACGCGCTTGCTCGGCAGCTGGCACCAGAGAAACGATCCGTTCTTCACGAACGTGCATTGGCGCCCGCAGGCGCCGGCGCTGTGCTTACCGCCTTGGCGTATTGCCGCGATGGCCGCGCGCTCCAGGTCGTACCAGTAATGCACGATGTTCGGGTGCGCTTCCCGCCACGCTTTCTTGATATCGTCGGCTTCGTCGTCCGGCACTTTCACGCCGTAGACGCGGGCCATTGACTGAAAGGCGCCGACTCCGCCGCCGTAGCCAAGCGCGAGCACGGCAACCTTGCCGATCTGGCGTTGATCCTTCGTCACTCGATCCATCGGCACGTGGTAAATGCCGGCCGCCGCGTGCTCATATATCTTGCCGTGAGTGCGGAAGATGTCGAGCACCTTCTCTTCGCCGGCCAGCCACGCGAGGACGCGCGCCTCGATAGCCGAGAAGTCGATGGCGGTCAGTTCTTTGCCCCGCGGCGCAGTGAGCATGCCGCGCAGCGTGTCGGCCATTGCATCCATCGTCGGGCCGTACATCATGTCGATGTAGTCGCGCTGGTGGAGGTTGGCAATCACGTCGTCGATGTGCTCCGGCTTCATTCCGGGGCGCGGGCGCGGGAAGTTCTGCGCCTGAATGCCGCGGCCCGCCCATCGGCCCGTAGCCGCGCCGTGGTACTGATGGATACCGCGCACGCGACCGTCAGCACTGGCGCGCTCCTTCATCGCGATCAGCTTTGCTGTCGACGATTTGGCTGCTTCCTTGCGCAAGCGCAACGCGGCTTCGACGGCCGGCGGCAGCTCGCCGCTGAGCGCGTCGAGTACATCGGCCTTTGCCAAGCCCTTGATCTCGACGCCTTGCGTCCGAATCCACTTCACGAGCAGTTGGACTTCGGTACAGGAGCCCACTACGCCGCCGGTCACGCGCAGCATTTCGGCGTTCAGCCGTTTCTTCTCAGCTTCGACGAGCGCGATCGCCTTGTCGATCGACTCGAGATCTACCTGAATGCCGCGCTGATTGATCTTGTAGTCGAGCCGCCATATTTTTTGTTCGTAGTCCGACAACTCCATCAGCCGATGGTGCAGCGCGCGCTCGACTTCCACGTCCTGGCGGCAATAGGCGTACAGCTCTTCGAACTTGGCGGGGTCGTCTGCAGGCGTCCAGAAGATCGCTTTCTTACCGTAGCGATCCCCGGTTCCTCCGCAGTCCGGACAGCTTGCGTCGTGGTCATACTCCTTTGAGTACCGCTCGCCGTACCCTCCGCAGGCGGGGCATTGCTCGCCGGTCCAACCGTCCTCAAATGATTTCGGCTTTGCCAGTTGCATCATCACGCGGGCGCCAGCTTGATCCTTGCGCTGCTCAATGCCAAGCGCGGGCGCTGCGTTGGCGAGAGCGCCGGGCAGCGACATCGCGTACGCCATCGCCATCGTGCATCGCACCTGCTCAGGCTTCAGTTCCGGCCAGCCGTAGCGCGGAACGCAGACGCCGTTCCAGATGGCGAGTTCGAACGCCGCGTTATGGGCGTAGACGAGTCCTCCGGCTTTTACATGCTCGTCGATTCGCCACAGCGTTCCTACGTTCATCTCGTCTGCATCGACGCAGGATATGGCCTCATCGTCAAACGCGAACGCCATGCAGTGCACGCCGGTCGTCGGATCGGTGGCGTAGTTGTGCAGCCCCCGATCCTTCAGCTCGCAGGCGCTGTAAGTCTCGAAGTCGATGTGAAGGATGGTCACTTGCTCTCCGGGCGGTAAAAAGCTGCCCCGAGGGGCAGCTTGGTTTCGATTTTCTAAACGCCGTTCAGTCGAACATGCCGCCGGCGGTTTTTGCGCCCGACTCCACGGCGCCAAATGCCTTGGACGCAGGGATGTTGCTTCCACCAAGCGGTTCGTCGTCGCGCAGCTTCTGCACGTTTTGCAAGCCAAAACTCACGCCCTTGTTGCCGGCGTTCTCGTAGTGAAAAGCGCGCACTTGCGCGCGGTACCACGCACCGCTATACACCTGGGTCGGATCGATGATGTCTTGCAACAATGCGTCGACGATGCCAGGCCGGCGGTCTTCGTTGGCCGAGAACGTCATGACGATCCAGTCGTCCGGGATGCCTTTCACCGGGTTGTCGAGTTCTTCGTTCAACCGGAACGGGCTGCGCAGCGTCTTCGGCACCTTGTCGCCCCACTTAGCCACTGCTGCGGCTTCGGCTTCCTTCTTCAGTTCCTTCATGTCGGTGTCGGCGGGAAACACCGCGCGCACAGTGAACTTCGGTTTGCTCGTAGTGCCGTCCGGGTTCTTCTGGCTCGTCGCCTTGAAGATGCTGATGTAGGCAGCGCGGAACTCGGGAGTGATAATGTTTTCAGCCATTTCAATTTCCTATTTGATAGGGGATTACTTACCTACGAACGCCGATTTGGCGTCGATCTTCACAGCCTCACGCTTGTCACTCTCGTGAACCAGTGTGTGGCCGCTCGACTCTTTGACGACGAATGGTTTCAGAAACTCGTCGCGCTCCTTCGCGTTCTTGCCGGGCGCCAATGCTTTGAGCTCAGTGACACCAAGCGGCTCGGGGTCCTTCAGCAGTTCGGTCTGCGGGATGCCAAGCGCTTCAGCCAGCTTCGCGAGAACGCCTTCCTTCAGCTTCGACGTGGCGCGTTTCTCCACCAGCTTGTGGCGGGGGATGCCGTTACCCTTCTCGGCTTCGGCGTACGCAAACTCGCGCACGTTCTTGATCCACGCTTCCAGGACGGGCAACCACTCGAGCGTGTCGGCCAGTTGCTTCGGGTCGTACGGCAGACCAGGAGCGAACGCCAGCTTTGCCGTCTCCTGCGCGCGCGCTTGCAGCTTCGGACAGATGGCCGCAGCTGGGCACCAGCGGCAATGGTCGCCGGGGTTGAGCGGGGCGTTCGGGTCTTCGGTGCGTTTCACTTCGTCGACGAGATCGGCCGCCATATCAACGAAGTACACGACCGGCAGCACGATGCTGCGCGTGGGCCCGTCAGTGTGGAACGCACGAGGCTGATCGATGACGAGCTCGACATCGACTGGCCGCCACTCGGGATGCTTGAGCAGCGCGCCGAGCCCGTAGCCTTCCAACTGCTCGTTCGCCGCGCCGTCCTCGGCTTCAACATCCACCGCGACGCCCGCGCCATACTTCAGATCACGACATTGCAGCCGGCGGCGCGCGGGAAACCAAATCGCTACGTCGCCCGTGCCGAACAGGTCCGGGTGAAGGCTGCTCAGGTGGAACTTCTCTTCCACCAGGAGCACTGCATCGGGATCCGTCGCCAGCTCGGCGCGGATCGTGTCGACGGTGCTCTGGATGTGCTCACCCATGTCCTGCGGCACGACGATCGTCTTCTCCACGCCGTGGTCGTCGTACCCGAACGTGCAGCCAATCCACTTCTTCGGCTCGTCACCAGTGCGCAGGCAATACTCTTGCAGCGCATGCGCGGCGGTACCCTCGTCGGCGAACTTGCTCGAGCGGCCGACGATCCCTTCGCTCAAGCGCACGCTACCGGGGCAGTTCTTCCAGCGCTTGCGCGAGCTGAAGCCCACTTTGCTGTGCGCTGTCATTACTTATCCCCGTCGCACTCGGCGATGAACAGCGCGTATTGGTCGATGTCCAGTTCGCTGATACGGCTCGCGCCGTAGTTTTTCAGCAGGGCGATACCTTGGGGCATGCTGTTGGCGGCGGTGTAGCGCTGGAGCGCGGCGCGCACATCGTCGAGCGTGGGTGCTTTCACATCAGCCGTTGGCGATTCCGCAGTGGCGGCAGATGTAGCCACGGGCGGCGCTTCCGACCCACTCGTGGCACCGACGTTTCCCTGCTCACCTGCTTCCGCCGCGCGCGCCGCTTCCATCTCGGCCTTCGTGCGGCGCGTGCGCTTAACGGCGCCCACGGGTTCGACATTTGGAGCTGCCGAACCCGTGGTTTCTTGGCCGGCGGGCTCACCCATGGGAGAGTCGGACACAGGCGCCACGCTGCCGGTGTTTTCACCCACCGCCGGCTGGGGTTGTTCGGGTGCAGTTTGTTCTGGATGCAGCTTCGACCACGCGATGAGAAAGTCCGCAGCGGCGCGCTGCTGCTCTGGCGTGTACGCGAAAAATTCGATTTTCATCAGTGATCCTCAAGTGGTGGGATGAAGTCTAGTACATCGTTATGATTTTCGAAACCCGAAAATCAAAATTTTTTACGGATTTTCCTTGGTATCGGCGGCGTTCCGTCCGGCCACGTCTTTTGCGCCAGCACCATCTGCACTGCGGCACGGCTTACACCGAAGTCCAACGCAAGGTTCTCCTGCGCCCAGTGCGTCGTCAGATACAAGTGGCGGATACGCTTAGCGGCGTCCATGTCAATCTTTGCGCTGCCACGGCTCCGCCTGGACCTTCCCTTCTGGATTTTGTCGTCCGAGTTATCCCGGTGCGTTCCGGGGAATAGATGGCTCGGTCTAACGCACTTGCGGTTGTCGCAGGTGTGGCAAATCAGCATGCCTTTTGGAATTGGCCCGACGAAGATCGTGTACGAGAAGCGATGCGCCAGCCAATTCTTTTCTCCGACTTTGAATTGTCCGTACCCGCGCTCGAAGCAGGACGCTTCCCACTCCCAACACTCACCTCGGGTGTGGAAGCTGCGTAGGAAGCGCTCACGATCAGAAGATCTTACTGAGTTCACTTGTTTTTCTCCGAAGGGTATGCATCACTTCTTCGTCGACCGATCCAGCGCACGAAAAGAAGCGCACGCGCACGGGCTTCGTCTGTCCTATCCGATGGCAACGCATCGCCGCTTGGGCGTTGTCCGATGGGGTCCATGACGCCTCGATGAAGGCCACTTCGTGCGCCGCGGTAAGGGTGATCCCGGTGCCGGCCGCAACCACGTTGCCGATGAACACGCGCGTCTTGCCATTGCCCTGAAATTTGTCGATGTTTTTCTGCCGCTGGGCCGGATCGGTGCCGCCATAGAGGGTAACAGCGCCGTACTTCGCCAAGCGTTGGCGCGTGTGCTCGATCACATCGCGGTGTATCGCGAAGATGACGATCTTGTCAATCAGGCCGGTCTCGAGCTCATCGGCGATCGTCTCGCAGATCTTCGGCAGCTTCGCCATGCCGATGTAGCGGCGCAGCGTAATCATCGATCCCGCCATGCCCTCCAGCACGCGCAGCTTGTCATCAGCGGGCGTCTTCGACGTTGTGCTGATCGCCTTGAGCGCGTTGCGCAGCGTCTGGTCGGCCTGCTTCAGCTCTTCGTGGAACTGCGCAGTGGTTTTCATCCGGGTCTGCTCGTAAAAAACCGGGTCCAGCTCGACAGCCGATCGCTCGACGGTCACTTCCTGAAACGTGATAGGTGGTAACTCTTGCATGACTTCCTCTTTTTTGCGTCTCAGCATGAATTGGCTGAGCAATTGTTTCAGCTCGTCAGTGTTCTTGTGGCCCGTGATCTTGAAGCCATACGTGCTGTCAAAGCCTTTGCAGTAACGAAACACGAAGTCCCAATAGGCGTCGGTGACGACGCCCGCCGACTTCAGGTGCGTCCACAGCTCGCTCGCGTCGTTCGGCGCCGGCGTGCCAGTCAGGCGCCACGTGCGCTTCACTCGGCTTATGATGCCTGGGCTGCGACCGTGGCCGTACACAGCTTTCGTGCGCTTCGTCGTGCGCTCCTTCAAGTAGTGCGCTTCGTCCAGCACCAGCGCGTCCCACTCGCGCGCGAGCAGCTTCTTCAGCAGCTTGTCGTTCGCCAGCAAGTCGTAACTGCACACAACCACGCTCGCGTCCGGCTCATCCTTGCCCGTCATCAGCACCACGCCGTCGCGATCGAGCGGGCTGAACCGATGGAACTCGCGTTCCCAGTTCACGCGCACGGATGCCGGGCAAAACACCAGGATGCTGCGCGCACCGACCAGGTCGCACGCCAGCACCGCCTGGCAGGATTTCCCGAGTCCCATATCGTCGGCGAGTAGCGCCTGATCCTTGCCAGCCAGGAACCGCGCGCCGATGGTTTGGTAAGGGAACGGCGTTTCCAGGTCAGCCATTTGGGGGCCCGTCGCACATACCGTGCACGGAGTTCTGACACATTTGTTTGCAATGGATGTCGCAGTAGGATTGCTCCTTCGTCTTCAGGGCGCGGATGACTTCGATGCAATCGTCCGAGTCAAGCATGTAGTCTTTGGCCGCTGCTCGGTCATCTTCTGCTTTGATCGCGGCGCACGCCTCTTCGAGCGCTGCGTTTCGGATGATGTCGGCGAACCTCACGATGTCCCACTTGCTATGTGGGATAGATTCGACGATCTTCATTATTTCGTCGTTCGTCATCATTCCCCCTTAGCCGACGCGCGGGCGAGAAGGGCGCGGGCGCGTTGCAAGATTTCCGAGATTTCTCCTGCGGTGACGCTCCATATGCGTTCGACGAGGGCTTCTCTAAAGCATGCCATCGCGCGGTCCGTCAGCGCTGCCCCGTTATCGCCGATGGGGGCGCAAGCGCATGGCTCTTTGATGCACTTCTGAGTACCGTTCAGGGTAACAAGTCCGCACAGTTTGCGTGATGCCTCCCGCCCCGTCGCACCGGCAGACAAATCCGCAGCGTGGTTCGCCAGTGCGCGCGCTAAATCGTGCTTGAGCGCTTCGATCTCGGAGCCGGCAGACTGGCGGGCGGCTTGCCAGACCGCCCACATTAGGTTTGCGGTTTCGTCCGGGTATATGTGTTCGTGCTCGCTCTCATCCATGTTTCCGAGACGAACTATCGTGCGCTCGAACGCCTCTCGTTCATTGTTCATCGCTTTCCTCCAATAGGTTTGATGAACCGAGGCTTGCCCGACTCGTCGATAAGATGCACCGGAACTTCATCCCGCAAGCACGCCGGCACCCGTTCGGTGTGCCGTCCGCAGCAGGGACACTTCATGCCCATGCAGGCTGCGTTCTGCGGGAATCCGTTTGCGCACAGATGCGGTCCGGCTATATACGCGCTACACGCTCCGTCATTGCTCATCGCTTCCCCCTTTCGCAGCGGCGCGGTCGATGGGCTCGCACGTGTCCCTCACGAACATTGCTCGACCGTTAAGATTCTCCGCGCGGTACGTTCTGAACTTGCTGCCATCCGGCGCCCATACACCAACCTCACGATATGTCGCCTCGCTCATCGTCGGGGCAGTGGCGAGACAACCCGCGCAACGTGGATCAGTACAGTACGGGCAGCACGCCGTTCTTTCGGTACGCCCCTCAGCAGGCTTCGTCGGGGCAGTGGCGATAGCGGCGCGCCAGCCACCAAGGACGTAATCGGCCGGTTGCGGCGCATCGCTGGGACCGCCAGAAGCGTCGCGTATCTCGCGCACGAGCTTTCGCAATTCGTCGCCGGTAGGCTCCCGCCCCTCAGCAGGCGCAGCGCTGGCCATGAGCATGTCTTGAATCACGCATATCGCGCCAAGCCCTACAGGACCGCATTTCCCGTCGCGTACGATTGATTCAAGCGCGACTTCGAGCGCTTCGCGTTGCATGTCAGTCAGCATGACCGTCTCCTTTGGCGGCGGAGAAAAGGGCGCGGGCAACCTGAACCTTTTGCCAAGACGTACCGAAGTAAATCGTGAACTTCGAAAACACTCGCAAGATTTCTTCGTCGCTCAGCCCGCGCTCCGCTTGCTGCTCGCTGGCGGGTTGCGGAGCGGCGGCGAGCATGGCGCGCCACTTGTCGCCGCACCAAAACCCAGCGTTGTCGCCCGCAATCTTCATTTCGACTGTCGGCTCGACCGGCACAAGCTTCCAGCCCGTTGGGACCGGCTCCCCTGCCGCCTGCGCTTGCGGTGGCGTGTGAAGCCAATATGGATTGCCTTCGGCATCAATGTGCTTGTAAAAACGCGCCCCATCTGTCTGCGCAATAGCTGCCGCCGCCTCGGATGCGCTCTCGCACTCGCTGCATCCTATCTTCGCGCATGCGATGGACTCCCATACTGCGCTATCGAGTGTCGGATATGCGGCCGTGTCCCAGCATGCCGGATAGTGCAGCGCTCGGGCGATCCTCTCGCGAGTATCGTCGTCTTCGGCCGCCGCCTCGGATGCGCGGGCGAGTGCGGCGCGAATGATGCGTCGAACAGTGTCGACGTGAATGATTTCGTGGCTGTCCTCGCTCATCAGCGATGCACCGTTCGCCAGAAGATAGTCATCGCGCTGGCTGAACTCGACCAACTCGGCTCGAACCACATCAAACGCCGTCCGCTCATCCCGCGCCCCCGCCTCGACGGGCGGTAGTGCCTGCGCACGCGCTGCGGCTTCACGCATTGCTACGTCGCCTTGATTGGCGCGCCACCCGAGAACCAATTGCGCCTGGCTCGACGCTACCGCGCGGAATCCGCATGCGGCGCAATACGCTTTGTACTCGCTGCGTTGTTGTGCAACATCCCTGAGAATCGAAACCCCGATCTCGTCACTTCTGCATTTCTGGCACACGCCGATCCGTGCGCGCACTTCCTGCGCTTCTGATACTGTCGCCATTTTTGTCCCCGTGTTAGGTGGCATTGCTTTTCGGCTCGTCAAAGAACTTGACTCCCGTGTAGCGGTAATACTCTTGGTTCATCTCGCGCAGCTTCGCTGCCAACGTCCGGACAGCGCTTGCGCTTCGCGATATGGTGTCGTCGCGCTCGAACGTGTCCGCAAGCTCAAGCGCTTGTTGCAGTTCCATCTTTTGCCCCTTGTGCACGCAGAGCCAGCATCGAGTCCGCGTAATAAAACCGCCAGCTGAAAAACCGCGCTTCTTCGTCTCTGCCGATCAGCCCTGGCCGGAACCAGTGAGGCACGCCCGGCGCACGGTTGGCAAACTCATCGCGCGCCATCCAGCCAGCCGTGGCGTAGCTGTTGCGCGCACTGCCAGATACCGTCATTTCGGTCTCGGCGAGGATCGGCGCGTAAGGAAAGTTTTGCGTTGTCATGTGGGTTGTTTCGCTCCGTAGTAGGCGATCAGCGCAGCCTCTGCTCGGCCATCGTCCTTGGCGCGTGTA